ACTGCTTCTTGCCACTACCCTCAGACACTACAGGTTTATTTACTAAACGGAAACGAGTGTTGAATTTCTGCTTTTCTGGAGTATCTGCTTCCAACCAAAAACTAAGGGTAACAAAATCGTCACCTTTCTCTGTCTTACCTTCATAAACCTGATCTTTTGCATCTTCCTTCAGGTCATAACCTAACATTTCTGCCATCTCTTCCTTTGTAGGATTAACAGCAATAACTCTCATGCTTGCAATACCGGTATATAGATCTTTCTTGCCGGTACCTGTACTCTTGTGTAATTCCATAACTTGTTTTTAATTGTTTTTGTTTCTAAAAATTGATTAGACTGTATAATAAGATTTTGTACAGTCAAAAATGTATTTACCATCATTGGGTATTTCTAAAAAGTTTTCACCATTTTTATCCGGGAACATGCCTTCAGGTACTTTTGTTGTAGTATCTTGTTCAAATGTTCGTAAGAAATACTGTGGTTTACCATCTTTTATTCTAGTACCCGTATAAAGAATTGTTGTAAAATGTTGCTCTAATTTTGACTCGAACTCCTTGCCGTGTACTGACATCATTCTCTTTTTACCCTCACCTTCTACTTTTAACCATTCATCATGTGAGAACACAATGATATCCTTCTCAATATTCTTAAGGATCTCAATGTACTCATACACTTGGCGATTGTAATTCCTGTAGATATCAAAGCCTGTAAAGTTTACAGACATTTCCTTATTAAGACTATTGAAAGCCATTGTTTGACTATCAATAATTATTTGCGTAATGGTAGAATCTGCTCCATACTTTTCAAGATTAGCTTTGAATGATGACCAGTTCTTTGGCATACCCATATGCTTGAACGGTCCACCTTCTTTAAATGGAAGAGGTTTCCTCTCCATATTAATATACCCAGTAGTTTCTCTGTCTACTGTTTTAGCTAAATAACTTTTACCGGTACCACTTGGTCCAACAATAGCTATTTTACTAAAAAATGTTCTGTTTAATGTAGATGCTTGTTTCTGCTCTACACCTTCTTTTGTACTCATATGAATTGATTAATTGGTTACGGTTGTTCTGTACCTCTAAGTACACCTATTTGGTACTCAAGGCCATCATTTAACTGATTAAGTTTTTCATTTTCTGCTTCAAGTTCTTCTACCCTATCTTTAAGCCATTCTATTGTATCAACAGCTTCACTTACTCTTCTCTCTTCTTTGTAATCCATTTTGTTTTGTTTTTTATTGTTAGAGAAAATAAGCTCCTGATGTTACTTGTTCATATATAGTATCCTTAGTTTCTTTTATGCGAGGGAGTGTTGCAAATATTCCATACTCCGGATGCAATGCCATAGGAAACTGTACACCACTTGTACCAAAGGAGTTTTTTAAAATGTGTAATGATCTGTAGTAAGTTTTGAAATGTTCATCTCTAAAACCTTTTAGTGCATAACCATTTTCTTTATGCCCATCAAGGTCACCTACTATATGTCTGTACGGCTCAAATAAAGCAAGTACTACATCTGCATCATGTTGTGTCTGAGATGAATCAGCAAAGTCACTTAGTTTTGGAGCAAGATCACCAAGTTTTAATCTTGTAACATCTGATAAACTTCTGTTTAACTGTTGTACAATAACTGGAGAGAAACCATAAACATCACGAGCTTCCCTCATTACTTTGCTGAACTTATCTATTTGACCTTTAGATTTATCTAAATCTTTCTCAGGTGAAAGTATACCAATATGGTCAACTATTACAAGGACAATATGATTAGGATGATTTGGTACATACTGTCTACCTGCCAATATGTTTTCCATTGATTTGTCATTCTTATCCTTATCTATAATAGTTCCATGCTTTCTTGCAAACTGCTCAAGGTACATTGATATACCAGAAGGATTCTTACTACCTTCAAATGCAACAAGAAGATTATCCTTTTCCCATTCATCAAGTATTTTATAGTGTTCCTTTACCAGCATATATTCCTGGTCGGTCATTTTAAAATTCTTATGCCTACTTAATACTTTCTTTGGAGGAATAGGAATGCCCTGTTCTGTAAATATCTTTCTTGCTAACCACCTTGCACTATATTGGTACATTTTACGCTCCATGCCGAATAGGATAATAGACAATTTGATGTCATCATTCTTGTTCTTTAGATACCACTCAATAGGACGGATCATAAACATATCCTGGGCCAATGTAGATTTACCCGCAGAAGTCTCACCACCAACAACATAAGTAGTATTCTTGGCAATCTCAATATAATCACCAACTCTATTATACTCTACAGGTATAATACCAGCTTTGCCATTTCTGCCATTCTCAATCTCCTTATGTAATTGTTCTGATAAAGTCATATTATGCACTGTTTGATTCTATATCATCTGAAAGCTCCTTTAACTCCTCATCTTTGTAATACTTAAACTTACCACCATTAAGATAAGCAACGGTTGCTTTCATGTATTGAAAGTCATTGTACTTAGGGTCTTTATGGTTGTAACTAGCTACTTTCCTCAACTCTATTTCTACCTTGAGGCAGTAGAGCATATCTTCGTCTGTAAATCCTGCAGCTTTCTTTGCTTCTTTATATGCTTTGAAGGTTTCTTCTTTCTTGTCTCTCAAACCTCTGGTACCGGTAAACTTCCTGCCTTTAAATAAGAAGTTCATACTTGCCGGATATGTACACCACCACTCTTGAAACGCTTCAGGGTAATCGTCTTCTGCCTTCTTCTGTCGAACTGGTCTGTATTGTTTGTGCCAGTCCTCGTAACCACCATCAGGATTGCTCTGTAAGAACTCCTTAATGTTATTAAATTGAGGTAGTGTTACTGACATTTTGTGTATTTGAAAAGGGTTACGAATTTACAATAAATAACCGGTACTTGCAAGTTTAAAACAAACTAAATTGACCGTTTTCTTTTGCTTTTCTTTGAATAACTTTTTCTGGCTCTATCTTGTCAATTATGACATATGCCTGGTCTATATAAAACTGATAATCAATTCCATAATCTTCCCAATTCTGTAATTTGAAAGGTCTGTTAAACAATACTTGCTGATTACTTTTTGATTCACAAGTAGATGTTTCCGGGCCAGTCTTATCAGAAGAAGCTTTCTTGATTTTATAAAGCTTTTCACCTTTACCTTTAGAGCAATAGTAACGTATCATTTTGTTTAGATCAGTTACAGTACCTATCTTTCTATCTACCTGACGATAGAAGTAATCTCTGGATGCCTTTTTTGCTATACAAAAGTCAAAGATGTTACGGTGATTTTTGATAGTATCTGCTACAACAATACCTTGAGTGAAGTACTTCTCCAATGCTATTGGAATAATACATTTGCTCTTATTCTTATACAGCTCATAACTTGTCAGGAAATCACCCTTTTTCTTTGTTCTTGCTTCAATAGATTTATTAATTGGAACAGCTTGAAACTTGTCATCTTTCCACATCCAATCAGCTTTCTTGACAGCTATGTAATCGTTTACTGAAGTTTGAGCAAACATCTCATACTCTACGTACTCAAGGTTGCCCAATACATCATTACCAACTTCTGCTTCCCAGTCTTTACATATCTCATAATACTCTTGTATTCTGTCTACTGGTACAAGACATTCCATACCATCTGTATTAGCAGAAGTAATCTTAAAACCAGCTATGCAAAAATCTTCAATGAGCATAAATAGATCTATCTGACCACCTATAGTAACTTTCATGCCGGCAAAAGCATCATACTGCCAATCATAAGTATCACCAAGTTTACCAAAAGAACCATTAAGTATCAATTTATAGGTTTCTTGAAAATTGTCATATTTCTTATCACCTGTTTCTTTAAATTTCTTTTTGGCCTCAAGTCGCTTAGAGATATTCAATACATATGCTTCATTCCATTTAGGACCAAGATGTACTGGATAAATACCCCTTTTACGAATAATATTTGGATACATTGCATTTATGTTAGCTTACTGTCTCCAGTAAGATCGGACTATATCATAATTTCTTTTAGTTCCTGAGTCCATAAATATCCATAAGCTGTAGGTTTTTTACCTGAACAAGCTCCGTATATCGGACCTCTTTTGTATGTTGGATTTTCTGTCAATATTTCAAGCATGGTATTCCAAGTTTTAATTAAATCACCATCTTTTGATAATTGATGTATTAGGTATCTCGAACGAGATTTTGATAAATTCACACTCATTTCTTTTAATTTATTTGGATTATTTTTCCAGAAATCATGTGAACATTTCTTTCGTTCTTCAGGGTCCTGAAATCTTTTGATTTGAGCAGTTCTAAGTTTCTCACGAGTATCATTACTTACAATTAAACCTGTAGATGAATCTTCTCTTTTATTATAACCAAATTTTGGATTTAGCGAGTCTAAATGCTTCATCCAATACAGCTCCTTTTCTGCCATTACAGAAACTTCTGTATATTCTGCTACAAAATATTCAAATGAGTCTCGACCGTATTTATGCCAGGCACGTATCAGGTGATCATTCTCCCTATCTCTTAATTTCTTATTCAGAGCAGTTACATGATCATTAATTCTCCTATAGATACATAATGCCTTACCGACATAAACTTTACCGTTTTTGGTATTCCTAATTACATATATACCCGACTTTCTTAAATCTCTGCTTCTAAATAATTTCATAATGCAAATTTAATAAAGTTAGATGGATATATCCAACACATTCAAAGAACTTTTTTGAAACTTTCCCTGTTTAGTCTCTGAACCTTCATCCGACCCTGTGGATGCTTGGCTGCTGATTGGCTAATCCTTATCTCTTTTACTATACTGTAGTCATTACTGCTACAGGGAGTGTACAAGGCTCTAAAGCTATTCCAGTCAATTTAAGGAATTTTAGTTGGGCCATATTGTCCTTAACCCAACGTCTGCAGAAATAAGAATATGACCTTCAGGTATATGTATTTTTTTAGGCTTGTCTTGTGAATGACAGCCACCTTTAGCAAACATAAAAGTTGTACCATTTTGAATAAGTGGAAACTCTTGTTTCTCATTAAGATTGATTTTTACATTGCCTACATCTTTGAAAAAATCTTGAAATTGCTTTGTTTGAAATTTCATGTAATCAGGGTAACAATCTTTAAAACAGAAACCAGTTTTGGTTTTTCTCTCTTTTACCTTTTTGTATAGCTGATCTTCATTTAACTTTGATAGACTGAGATAAGATTTTTTATTGAGCTCTGTACCAATTTTTACATCATTCCAGTTAATAGCTGTATGCGGTAACTTGTACTCATCAATCAGATCAAGACGAAGCTGTACTTTGTTCTTACCTTTATAATCAGGATGATCAGTATCACCAGTACATGCTTTATACAGGTTGTAAGTAGCAAATACATCATTATAACAGTAAGCTATTACTTCATCTATCTCTTCAGAAGTTAACTCCTCTTTTCTGAAATCTATTGGTAATTCTTCAATATCACCATCCAATGAAAACTCTGTCCACTTTAAGGACGTTCTCTTAGCATCATTATTAAAATGAAGTAGAAGGAACAAATCAATTTGCTTGAAACTAAGGTAGTATTCTTTATATTTTGGTGGTAAATCATAGTTTCTATCATCAATTGTTTTTTGTGCAAAATAGAAGATCTCATCAAGCACTTGTCTCCAGGTATAATGTGTCCAATCTTCATGATTATCAATTATGTGCTGTAACACTTGTCCGTCAAAGTGTACACCATTATAGGTAATCAGAAAATCTCTATCATACTCTAACAAATGCTTGACAAGACCATCTATCTCATTCTTCCTGAAAGATATCTCAAACTCAAACTTTTTGTCTTGTTGAGGATCATAACCACAGTAAAGAAACATACAAAAATATGTTTCTATGTCACAAATTTCTACTTTCAGGTCGTTAGTATTCATAAACTATTTATTTAAAAGTTACATCTTCATCTTCTATAATTATCTCAGGTTTCTTTTCTTGTTTAGGGGCAGAAGTTGTTACAATTATTGCATCTGCAAAGCTATCTAAACCTACCTGTAGCTTAGTAAACATTTGCAAGTCTACAGGTTGTTGACACAGCTCCTTTAACAGTTCTTTTTCCCGGTCATTTGATGGTACTAATACCAGTTGTATCTTCCCGTTGATAATAAAATTCGTCTTCATGCTTTACAATTTTTGCAGTCAGCTATTTGTGACATCAGCTTCATACTATGAACAATAAGTTTTTCCTTAGCAGTAATACCTGTCACTTTAGTATTTCTGTCAATATAAAATGTTGCAGCTTTTACCCTAACATCTCTTCTTGCATTCTGAAGATTCATAAGAATTTCTTTTTTACGAGCTTCAGATGCAATCCATCTTTGTTGGCCGGTTGGTCTTGCATAAACCTGACTAATAAATTCCCGGCTGGCTCGAGGTTTTGGTACAGGACTATAAACTGTGCCCATAATTGCAGTACCTGCCATAACGAGGATTCCTCCTACTTTGTTTCTTTTTAGTCTCATGTTTTTGAATTTTTGATTGTGAGTAAAAATTTATAAACCTTTTTTGATTTTTTCTATACAGAGCATATAACCAATGCAATCAACTATCGAGTCTCTTTTTTCACAATTATCCT